CTTGCATTTTTACCGTAAACCTGTTATAATGATTTATGATACAGATGTACCAGATGGTATTCCTGTACATTTGCAAATGGCATTGCTAACAAATTTTGCTGCTTGGAAAGCTTATGAGTTTCTTGAAGATGGAATTGAGGGAGAAACTCCTAATACAATAAAGTTTAAAGGTTTGTTTTTTGAATCATTAAAAACACTTGAACTTACAATTCCTTATGATTCTCGCGGATTAATGTTGAGATAAGTTATGACTGAATCAATTATTTTAAAAGGTACTTCAGGTCTTAATAATATAGTAGATCCTTTACGGCATCAATATAATCCTGAAACTGGCGTAGGCTTTTTAGCAGAAGCTATCAATTGTGATATTGATGATTCTGGAATGATTTCTAGGCGTGCAGGTCAGACTTTATTATCTGCTGTATCTTCACACTCTGTTTTTTGTGATAAAGGTGATTGTTTTGTAGTGCAAGATCGCACAAATGATGCAGCTCTATATAAAGTTGGTACTGATTATTCTTTAACTGGTATACGATCAGGATTGACTAAAGGAGCACGAATAGCATTTAAACAGATTGGTACAAAAACATATTATACTAGTATATATCAAAATGGAGTTATTGAAGATGGGATTTCATCTGCATGGCCTATAAATACAACTCATGTTGGTGCTACTACAGTAAGAGCTTTTTATTCTGCACCACTAGGGGCACATTTAGAATTGTTTCATTCATGTATATGGATAATGCAAGATAATGTAATATGGGTTTCTGAACCTAATGCTTTTGGCAAATTTGATATGGCACGACGATTTTTTCAGTTTGGTTCTAATGGTAGAATGATGAAAGCTGTAACTGGTGGCGTATGGGTATCTGATAGTGAGAAGACTGCATTTATTGCTGCTGAAGATAAATTTGATGATATGCGATATATTAAAAAAGCATCATTTCCAGCTCATGAATGGAGTGAAAATATTGAATTATTAGATTTAAGTCAATCAGAGTTTCAGCTTCCTGGATTAAGTGCAGTATGGTCAAGTGATGCTGGATTATGTATTGGTTCAGCAGACGGACAATTAATTGTAGCAACTGAAAAGAAATTAATATACCCGACGGGTTCAAGTGGATCAACAATCATTAATGGTAATAATGTAATTAACTCAATTTATTAAGGGGATAATATGGCAGAGAGACTAAGTACTGGATTTACTGATGCAGTAAATGCCGTAGGTAGCGTTAAAGATGTGATGGTTAATAGTGTTATTCATTTTTATTCTGGTGCGCAACCTGCTACAGCAGATGCTGTTGAGACAGGTGATTTATTAGCAATCATAACATTAGCTTCTGGAGCATTTGTGCCTGGAGTAGGTACTAATGGCTTGAATATGGATGTTTCAACTGCTGGAGTTTTAGCTAAAGCAGTAGCAGAAACATGGAGTGGTATAGGTCTTGCTGCAGCTAGTACTGGCACAGCTGCTGGTTGGTTTAGATGGTATGCAAATGATGTGACGACAGGAGCAAGCACAACAGCAGTTCGATTAGATGGTGCTATTGGTACATCAAGTGCTTATGAGTTACAATTATCTAATACAATTATTGTTGAAGATGCTCCTGTAACTATTTCTACATTTAATTATACTACAACTAAACAATAGTTTATGACTATTACATATACAAATGGTAAACCTTGGAAGCATCAGTATGGTAATAACGCTGAACAATCAGCAGATATAACACCATGGGCATCTGGGACAAGTCTTCCAGGTGCTCTTGGAATGTCTCAAGCAGTAGTAACTAAAAATAGAGTTTATCTGTTTGGTGGATTTGTTGATGCTTATAGTTCTATTGTCTATACAGCAGCAATAAATACAGATGGAACCATAGGTACATGGACGACTGGGACAAGTCTCCCAGCAGCACGTGGAGCGGCACAATTAATACAGACTAAAAATCGTCTTTATTTAATGGGGGGTTCAAGTGGATCAGCTTTATTTTCAACATATACAGCTCCGATAAATATAGATGGGACTATAGGTACATGGACATTTGTATCAAATTTTCCAGATAGTGCTTTATATAAGTCTCAAGCAGTGGTTACTAAAAATCGTGTTTACCTACTTGGTGGACATACTGGTAGTGCTTATAGTGCTATTGTTTATACAGCACCAATAGATGCCGATGGTCTAATTGGCACATGGGCTATTGATACAAGTCTCCCCGGTGTATTAGGAGATTCTCAGGCGGTAGTAACTAAAAATAGAGTTTATTTATTAGGCGGAAATAATGGAAGTAGGACTGCTATTGTATACACAGCTCCTATAGATGTAGACGGCTTAATAGGAACATGGACAACTGGCACGAGTCTACCAGTAGCAATTAATGGAGCACAAGCAGTAGTAACAGATACTCAGATTTATTTATTAAGTGGCAGTGATGGAACATATAATGGTATCGTTTATCGGGCTCCAATAGATGTTGATGGGCTGATTGGGACATGGACAACCGGTACAGGTCTTCCTGGTGATCTATATAACTCTCAAGCGATAATTACTAGTAGTCATGTTTATTTGCTTGGTGGACGAAATAGTGGTGGATCAACCGCAAATGTATTTGTGGCCTCATTCTCAGGTGGGGTTGATGATTATGTATCATCTTCTTATGAAGATGATTCTGCTATAGGTACTATATTAGTACCACTTCCTACTTTCTTTGGTGAGGGAATCAATTCTGGTAAATTAGTTTATGGAGATTATAAAACTACTGTACCAGTACTTCAGGCAACTGGAATAAATGCTACTGTTGGTGTAGGTGATGTAATACCGAGGAATGTAAGTATTTATGCTACAGGGTTTAATACCATAATATGTAATGGTAATATAGTTACTAAACAAATATCTCTTAATAGTAGTTTTAATGGAATTGGAGAAATTACTAGTATTATTCCTGAAATAACTGCTCAAGGACTTAATACTATTATAGGAAAAGTTTCAGTTATTACTCCAATAGTAGGTATAAATGGAACTGGTATAACATCATTGATAGGTTATGGTGATTATCATTCTAAGTCTCCTAGCATTAATTCCCTAGGTGCATTACAAAATAATGGAATTGGCACTATAAATTCAAAAATTAGTAAATTATCTGCTTATGGTTATGCACTAAATATAGGCATAGGTAATATTGTAATAAATACACCTATAATTAAAAGTAATTCTATTGAATCAACTGAATTAGTAATTATTCGACATCATAGGGAAGGATTATGCAATTCATTACCCCAATAAAAATTACTTTTTCTGGTGATGTATGGCATGGTAGAAGCTATATAAAATTTGCTTGTGCTCAACTTGCCATTTTAGAACAACAGATGATGTTTCAAAAACTTAATGAGGGTAAAAAGATTGTATCACCAATCAATGGTATAGTGATTGAATGTTTATCTAAATTTGGTCATCATGAAGTTAAAATTTATGTAGAATCAATAATTAATAAAAATAATGCTGAAATAATTAGTATAAATAGTACTGAAATTATATCTGTATTAATGCCAGAATTTCCTATTATTCCATTGATCGCAATAGGACAAGCAGAACTTGATTCAATAAATAATCCTGGAATTTATTCTAATGCACATTCTTATGGTTATTTACGTCCAGGAGTACAAATAACTGGTGATCCATTTACACAGTGGGTAAGTCCAAATACAGAAAATATTCCAACTGCTTATTCATGCCTACAAGTTAGGTATTTAACTGAAACGGCTGTATTCGATAATGGTATTACTACTACTGAAAAAAATATAACTTTTTCATTAAGATTATCAAGAGATGAAAATGTTTATACAATAGTTATTACTGCTCTTGAATATATTCCATCTACAGATGAAGATAATTTTGATAATCTTGAAGCACTGACTAATGTCGAATTTGATATTTCGACATTAATAGAAGTACTTCCAGGTCGTAGTGTACATATATTTAAAAAGCAATTTGATGGAGGAATTAATCCATTATTTAATGTTGCGGCGAATTTTAATACAGATAAGACGAAATTATATGTAGTAGCATGGGATACTGGTATAGATGATCTTTATCCAGTAGCTTCAGCCGCAGATTTTAGTTCCTCTGGAACTGTTTATGTATATGCAAGATCTTTGGTTGATGGAGTAATTACATGGACAGAAGAAACCAATCAGGTTATCACAGCATCATATGCAATGGCCGGAGCATTTATAGATAATGAAGGTTTTTTACATGGTTTACATAGAATTAAAATTATTGAGCCAAATTTAGATCCTCCAGAATGCCGGAAATATGATTCTTTTTCTAGATATGAAGGGAAAGATTGTTGGGAACAAGTATCCACTCCAGAATTTAAATGTGTTAAATTAGATCTTAAAGATTTAGGCATAACTATTGTAGATACTGCATATACTTCAATAGGAACAACTATCAGAGATGGTGATTTTGCACCAATGATACTTGATATATCTACTGGATATCAAGAACCTTATATTGAGGGTACAGGTGGTTGTTGGAATCCCTCAGAAGTAAATCAAATTGGCTCTTGTTTAAATGATCTACCTTGGGATCCTAATAATCCAGAAACTTATGAATATTGGGAGTTTTGGCCTACTTATGTAGGATTTATGAATACAGAAATTTCAGGGAAGGTTAGTTGTGGGTGTGTTCCTGAACGGCATACTATACCAGGACAAGCATGGAATTCTGTCTTTTCATTTGTTGATTTTATTGGAAATTCACTTGGGCATTTCAGCGTAATTAGTATAGAAAATACTACATATACTAAAGAAGAAGTATATAGTGGTACAGGGTTTGGAAGTTCTAACACTTCACAATCATATTCATGTACAATTACAAGTGGTGCATCTGTAAATACAAATTTTGGATCAATAGTATATGATTATGGGTTAACTGTAAATGAATATTATGTTCCATTGACAACAGAAAGTATAGATTATATGCTTTCTTCTGAGTATTTAATTTCAACTACTACTAATGATCCTTCCATAATTTACCCAATAGCTATAACTAATGCTATTGGATATTCAGGATTTATAGCCTATGATCAGAATCAATTAGGTTCTCAGATCTTTTTAGAGATTCGTGGGGTTAGGTATTTAGATAAAAGTGATGACATTGTGAAGAATAAAATAAGTATAAATGGTGTATTTATGTCTGATATAGCTATGATCAGGTCAGGTATTATACCAGGGACAATACAAAGTTTAGGTTTCTTATTTTAATATTGTAAAAGTTTATGTAAATAATTGAAATTAATTTGAGGTAAAATAATGACAGTAAGTACTGTAAATCCACAGATAACAGTAGCAACTGCAGGAATCCCAGATAAAATCGAAAGCTCTGGTTCTTGGGGTGGTGTTAATGATGTAACTCCAAACTCCCCATATCAATTAGTAAGTGATAAATTCTCTGAAACCATGTTTACGGCTAAAGAGATGTTAGCAAGATTGTTAGGAGGTTCAGGTGAGACAGTAGATTATTGGGTTTGGAATTATGATACTCAAGAATGGGTAAATGTTCCAAGAACTATAGGTGCTTATACAGGTTATCTTACTACTTTAGAGTCAATAATCAGTGAATTTCCTACATCTATAGTAAATGCTATTACTTATAATAATGTAACCATTGGTACAGATGTCAGTACTACAGTAGCTCCAGCTCCAGTATTTGGAAGCGCACTTGATCTTGATTTCCCTGTATTCGATACACCTGCACCTGGATTGGCAACCATTCCTACAGTTGATCTTTCTGCTTTACTTCCACTTGATTTGCCTGCTGATATTACAGCAGCAATATCCTGGTTTGAGTCAGCGCATGACGAGACATTATACACAGCCCTCTTTAATCAACTCATCGCTGATCTTACCAGTGGTGCCGGTGGTCTTGGTGGAACTGTTGAGCAAGAGATTTATGATCGTGCAGTTGCAAGACAGACAGTTGATAACGATGCAAAGTATCGAGAGATAGAAGAATATTTTTCGTCTCGTGGATTTGATTTGCCGACGGGAGCAATGGCTGGGCGTTTGCAAGAACAAGCCAATGTAATTGCTGCAAATAATCTGGAAATAAACGGAAAAATAATGATTGAGCAGGCAGAGTTTGCACAAAAGAATCAGCAATTCGTTATCGAAGCGGCTAAAGGACTTGAAACTTTACTCAGAGATTACGACAGTAAAAAGAATGATCGATCACTTGACTACTCAAAAGCAGTTGCCGCCAATGCTATTGCTATTTATGCTGAGCAGATTAGAGCTTATATTGCCACTGCTGAAGCCAACAAGATGTATGTTGAAGTTCAAGTGGAAAACCTCAAGGCCGTAGTCGAGTCCAACAAGGGGTTAGTCGCAGCATTTGCTGCTGAAGCTGAAGCTTATGGTTTGCTTGTAGGTGCTAAGTCAAAACGAAACGAGGCCATAACTGAAGTTTATAAAGTCGAAGTTATGGGCTACGAGTCAGAGAACAAGGCTATTTCTGAGAATCAGAAGAATATCATTGCTGCTTATGAATTAAAGATTAAAGATGCGGATGCTGATTTAAGAGCAGCCATTGCCGCAGCAGAAGCATCAATACAAGGATACTCGTCTGAATACAGCTTAAGGGAAAAAGTAGCTGAATCTATGGCTAATATTGCAATGCAAGCTATGTCATCCGCATATGGGGCTGTAAACGCTTCTGCAGGATTAAGTTATAATGGAAGTGAATCAAAAGGTGAAACATGGAGTCATGGAGAAAGTAGAAGTGATAGTTACTCACATAGTGAGAGTATTACTAATACTGCAAGTTTAGGTATTGATTTAAAGAATGATCTCAGTGAAACTCACACTTTTACTGGAGTATAAAAGGAATAGAGTATGCAAACAGTAAGAACAAACCTTAGCAATAATGCATCTACGCAGTACACGAATTTTAATTATAATTCAATGTGTAGATTTAATGGAATAATTCTTGGTGCAGGAACTACAGGACTATTTAAGGCTTGTTGTGGTGATGATGATAATGGTGTGAATATTGATGCTTACTTTATTCCATATACTGTTGATTTTGATGATAATCATCCTAAAAGACTACGAAGAGTTTATATTGGTGGTGTTTTAGATAATCAATTAAAACTTACAGTAACTGGTAATGGATATAGTGTTAATGGCCCATATACAATAACACATAATGCGAGTGAAACTAAGCAAGTTAAAATGTTTGCAATCAATCGTGGTATAGGTTATAAGTGGGTCTATGCTGATTTTAAATTTGAAAATGTTGCTGGAGCTTTCTTTGCAGTTGATTCAATACTTGCTGTTTATTCAACACATCCTAAACGTCGAGGATAATAATGATAATTACTCAATCAATAAAAAGGTATTGGTGTTAATATGATAACATTAGCAGATGAAAATTATAATAAGAAAAAATTATTATCAGAACTTGCATCAAATTCTCCTAATGATGCCTTATCAACACCAAATGCAAGTTTAAAAGCAATACCAAGAACTTTGTCTGAAATGGGTTTAGGTATGCCTACTATTGGTGGTTCTTTAATTGAATCAGCAAAGACTAAAATACCAGATATTATAAATACTCTTAATGGAAATCCAACAGTAAAACTTAATAGTATTCCAACAGAGGTTATTAATTCAGCAGATAATTTATCATCAGTAACATCTTTGACAGTTCCTGAAAAATTATCTTCTCTTGGAATGGTACAACAAGGAGAAGGAAAATGGACAAAATCAACTGCTGATGGTACTTCAGGTGGTTATACATCAACCAAGAATCATTATTCACCTGAAAATCTTGAACTTCAAAAAATTGCAGATAATGCAATTAATCCTCTTCCTAGGACTACTGTTATTGGACCATCTCAGAATGTAACAGAAGCACAGCCTATGTCACTTCTTGGAAATGGTGTTGGTCGGTCACAGGCAGAATTGTCAAAAACTTTATTCACTAATAATTCTGATGGTGTGCAAGCTATTA